GGAAGCTGAGAACCAGGGCTCTAGTCACGATGGCCTTAGAGTTGTCGCTGAATACCGGCAGATCGTTCATGGCCAGCGTGATCCTACAACGTAGCTCGGCTTCATACTGTTCCGCGTACTTGGCGTTGATGAGCAGTTTGTCTCGGCCGGTTATCTTCAGGATGGTCTCAAGTGCCGCATCCATTTCCGCTCGCCGCAGGGTGCCCTTGACATCGCCGGCTATGATTGAAGACTTCCCGACTAAGGGAGCCAGGCCGAACGGGTTGGCCAAAGCTGACAGACTGGTGGTGCCGCACTGTTCCCTGCCGAGCATGGCCGACATGGCTGACAGGATCGTACTCTTGCCTGATCGTGTTGGTCCTATGTAGATCATGAACTTTTCCTGACTCATGTCATAGACCAGGTTATATCCCAACCACTGTGCCAGGAGTCTGACTGACTCAGTGTCACCGCTAAAGGTTGTGTCACACCACCTGTCAAGTAGTGCTGACCAGGCCGTTGGATCATAGTTGTACGGCAGCGTGGCTACTGTGAATAGTTCTGGTGTAGGCTCAAGCATGACTATATCGCCCTTACAGAACGCATCCACGTCCAGTATGCCGTTCTTGAAAGCGATGAGACTGCGTGTCAAGGGTCTACCCCTTCTCTCTATCCATACCGGTGCTTCACCCTTGACGGGCCACTCACCGTTAAGTGCATCTACGATGTCACCCACTTTGGCCCTGGTGGGCTTGTACGGCGAGACCTTGATCTCGTCCTTGGTCTCATGAATATACTGCTTGCCGTCCAGGTAGCGGTAGATCCTGCCACGCAGATCGTCGGTATCAATATACTCATATCTGCCGCTACTCCACTCAGCCCACTTGCCTATGTGCCTACGGAATGTCCTGATGCCCTCATGCTCATATTGCCCGAGGAAACGCTTGGCTATGGTCCGGGCCACGTCATCTGGAAAGACATTAGGATCGTCTGATGCGGTGTGTCCATACTGTCCTATATACGCAAACAGTGACTCCTGCGTCAGACCATGCTTGACCCACTGTCTCAGATCCTTTACACCCTCGGGTGGCATGACGCTCGCCAACTTGTCAGTAATGTCCTGCAAGTTGGCAAACGTCTTTTTCATGCCGTCCTTGCCGGCACCCGCATCATTCTCACCTAAGACCCAGACTTCTTTACCGGCGAGAGGCATCTGCCTAAGCAATGCCATGCCCCCCGAAGCAGAAGGTTTGCCAATCGCCACAAAACCCAAGTCCATAGCCGCGAGGACGTCAGATGCACCCTCAACCACGATGATCGGCAACTCAGTTTGAAGAAGCGTCGAGCGACTATTGCCAGACGATGCGGGTAAACCTCTTCGTAGATGGAGATAGCCTGCCCCTGATATTTCTCGTACTGATCCCTCTGATATTCTACTGCATAACGCCGCAGACGGATCGTTCGGGTCATCCGAGCTAATAAGACACCAGTCTGGCTTTGCACAGATCGGGCAGCTAACCCCGGCATCACTGATTCGTACCCAATGACATCTTCCAGCGTCATACCTATGCTCTCCTTCCAAGTGTTCCTCGTTATACGAGTAGAGCAGTCCACGCTTAGACCCCTCAACCATGAACTTCTTACCGTCAAAGGAACGCAGACTTAGGCCGATGATAATACCATCGGCATCTCGCTCTGCGAATACCCATGACTGCTTGGCCGGGTAGAAGCCGACACCAAGTCTTTGTAAAGACTTGATGCCGACTCCGAGATCCATAGCCAGGATTTCGAGCATCGGGGGCGTTACGTTTTGCTTGTATAGTTCAAAATCTTCAGGAAGCCCCATGCTGTCCCTCCTTAAAAATCTCTGACTCCGCAGATCCATAGAGTACCGAACAATACCCCGATACTGACCAACCCTACTATGACGGCCGTGAGCATGAGACACGCAAATTCTTTAAGGTTTTTCCACATAATCTGCTCCGGTTAGAATTTAACTGGCGGTTGGCCGTCTGGATTTTTCCAGCGGATAACACAGCCCCTGTACCCCGGACCAGGGCATAGGTGGGCTACACCATAGGCGTCCACGATCCGATGCGTGCTTCCACCCGACCGTATAAACAATGTTACTGGTGATTCTATGCGGTAGACCCGATGCTCCCCACCACCGGTGAAGTCATATTCACGGTACGTCTCATGACTGATATCAAATTTGTTCAACATGATCTATCCTCCCTTAGAATTTGCCAATGGTCTTGCCGTCTTCGTACTCGGTGTCAAGGGTAGCATCCACGATCTGACCCCATTGCTGCTTGGTGACGGCGTCGTCGTCTACATCACCAGCGATAGCCTCGATGGCGGCCAACCAGGCTGCCTGCCGTTGCTCATCCGTGACCCCGTCAGCCGTCATCTCGCATACGATCTCCCAGGCTTCCTGTTTGGTGTACTGCTTGCCACACACCTCTTCCTCGGGTTCCGGATCAGGTTCAGTCCTTCTAGAGGGTGCGGCCGGAGGTGCGGTCGGAGGTGTAGGGCGTTTGCTCTTGGCCGCAGCTTTGTTCTTTTCCGACTTGGCCTTGATCGCGGCCTTCTTCTCTTCCGCTGTCAGTTCCTTTTCCTCGGGTTCTTTTTCGGGGGATGGTGCCTTGGTCTCGGGCTTTGCAACGCTAGCGGGCTTGGGCGGGGCAACAGGACCAGTCTTTTTCTTGCCGGGTGCAGCAGCGGGAGCAGCAGCCTTGCCGGAAGCCTGAAGGGCCATAGCGAATGCTGCATCCAGATCCTTGAGTGCCTTGTCATCCAGCTTCTTCAGTGTCCGCACCGGGTCCGCATCGAACACGTCGATCCACGATACCTGGAACGGATTCTTGGCCGCGTAATCGGGGTCGTTGTCCTCTATCCTGATCTGACCTTTGATCTGGCTGTAGTCATCGTTGGCCAGTATCTGAAAAGATTTGCCATCCCAGTTGAACACCTTCATGATCTGCTCATGATTCATGATCGGGCCAACCACGCCGGTCTTGCCGTTCTTGCCGAACAGTGTGAAGTAACATACCTGTTCCACCTCAGCACCAGACCAATCTACCCACACTTTCTCGTCTTCATCGAAGAACTCGCTCAGACGAAGACGCACGTTGAAGGTCGGCATCTGGCTCTTTGAAGTGAGGCTCACACCGGCCTCAAGAACTTTGTCAAAACGGAAGGTTCCACAGCGATCTACTTTACTGCTCATCTTTTACCCTTTCAATTTATGTTTCTACGATTCCACATTTCGTGACAATCTTTACAGTCACACTTAGGTTTACGTTTGACCTGATACGATGGATGTTTCTTACAGTGTACCTTGATCTTAGTCATCATTCCTCCTCCATCTCACGCCAGCACTCGCCAAACAGGAACTGCCAAATAGCATCGTCGGCCGGTTCGCTGAATGTCACGAGTGGGTACTTACTCGGGATGGTCCTGCTCTTGGCCTTGAAGTGGACCTGACCGTGGACATAGACGACGTGCTCGCCTGAACTCGCAGCCTTGCCGTCCTTCGACTGGATGTCGTTGAGTCCTATCTTCAGGACATGGTCGGCCCACTCATTGTAGAGCGACCATACGGCCGGCACTGTCTTGCCGTGCTGACCCTGGAGCTTGGGCACGTCGCATAGGAAGTCCTCGCCACCTGAGTTAGATACGGTAGCCTGGAACATCTGGCACAGGATCAGAACGTTCTTGCCCTGTTTGACCAGCGGATCGAGGTCGGCCAGCGGATACCGCATGGTGTCATACAGGTGACGGTAGCCCTTGCCCCAGCCGTATCCTTCGATGCGGTTAACAAAGGCACCCTTCTCTGTCTTTACGTTGGCCAGCGTCCAGTCCAGGGCCAGCTCCTCCATCTTCGTAGCCGTGTCGATCACGATGGTCTGGTAGTCCTTGAACAGATCGTGCTGATGCAATGCTGCTCGGAAGTCATCGAACGTCTCGATGCCCTCGATGAATGTCAAGGGTTCGCCGGTCTTAGGATTGAGGATCTTGCGACCACCGTCATCCAGACCAATGAACACTGCACTGGGAGCCATAGAAGCCAGCGTGGTCTTACCCATGCCAGAGTCAGCATAGGCTATGATCTTCTCGCCCTCCTTGTCACCAGACCAGGTCTTAACCTGGAACGTCTTGTTGACTACAGGAGCAGCCGCTCTGCCCGGAGGTGCCGCTGCTGTGGCTGCTGCCTTGGACTTCTTATTCCTTGCGGGTGGTGGAGTTACTGCCATTAGCTTGTCCCCTTCTTAAAGATACACTTCATCCCCTCGGGCACGTTGTCCTCGGAGATCTCAATCCCATTATAGCACGCATGTATGTAATCGCACTTGAACTTCGCTTCGCAGTGATGCTCGTCACCGTACCAGTGACCAGTCTTAATCATGTTCTGCATCGTGCGGTAGATGTTGAGTAGTTCATACTCGAACGACTCCATCTCCTTGTCCGTCCTGGTGAGTTCGACACAACGGAAGTAGAACTCAGGCCGCTCTCCAATATCGGCCAGAAGTCTGGCACCGTACATCTCCGGGGTCTCGCGGATCTGGAAGGTACCTTCCTTGGCACCTGGTTTGACCTCAGCAATTACCCCATCGACAGTGGTACTCGTTTCATCCTTAGCATCCAATTCTCTCGGCTCTTGCATAGAAGGAACCATCACCTCAAATTTTTGGGTGAAGTACTCGCCGATCTCGGCGAACTTCTTACTCTCGGCCTGAGTCAGCATCTTCGGCTTGATCGTGGGCTTGTGCCACACGTCGTACTTGATTGTGTTGATGAGCGGATCAGTCGCCTTGATGCCCCACAGTTCAAGCTCGCCGTTCTTCTGCATACGCCTGGCGGCATACAGGTAGAGCTTGGTCTGTGTGTCCAGGTTCAGGTGGCCCCAGTAGTCCGAGTCAGAGTCGAGTGAGCTACTCGTTGACTTGTGCTCCTTGATAGCCGGCCTACCGACGTCGATCAGCTTGTCTATCTTGCCGAGTAGCTTAACGCCGGGCAGGGATCGACCGGTCTCGGGATTGATGACCGACATCCTAAACTCCTGCTCTCTCCGAATAACCTTCTCATCGAACACACCATCCTCATTCGTGTAGTACCACTGATAGCCAATCAGCGAGTAGTAGAGCTTGGCCCGTTCGGTTGCAATAGCGGCCGGATCTTTCCAGCTACCTTCGTAAGCCCTGTTGAGCACACGAGTTATAGCAGTCATCATATCATCAGGCAAGAAGCCGGTACCATCGCACAG